CATCAGACATTGTGCCAGATCCTGGTGGACGCTGTGCAGGTACAAGGCGACTGATAATAGCGTTAGCAGCCTCTACTGAAGACGCTCCTTCTAGCTTAATACCAATAGAGCCAAGCGCATTAGTCAGTGCAGCCATGCCGCCAGATGGGGCGCGACTTAGTGCGTCCTCTAGGTATGCAATCTCACGCATTGAACGCTGCGCCTGTATACCACCTTCAGACAATGTCGAGAACTGCTTAATGATTTCTTTGTTTGTGCCTTCGGTCCACGCATCACCACCACCCAGTGTAATAACATCTGGCTTAGATGAATCCTTCAGGCGATTAACTTCGCTATCATATTGATCCTGAGTGATACGACCTGCAGCTAGGTCTGACTGTAGTTTTCCGATCGTAGACTTAGCGCCAGTATCTAGCTGTGACTTAACGACAGCATTGTAGATGTCTTTTGCTAGTGCAGGATTTGATAGAGCTGCCTGTGCGTGCTCTTTGTAACCCATCTCAGCCAACTGCTGTGCAATACCCTGAGCGGCAGATCGAGTAGAACGCTGCGCATCCAAAGACTCTAGTCGCTTGGCAGCATATGCAGTCAATTGCTGATCTGGGTTCATTCGCATAGTGTTGAAAGCCATTGCTAGACGTAGCATATTGCCTTCGTCACCAAAGTAGTCTTGCACCTTGCTCATGAAGCCTGGATCTCGATCACCACCGGCAGCCATTTGTTTGACCGCAGTCTCAGCAACCTTGCCTTTGATTTGGTCTGGGCTAGAAGCCTGTGGTGCCTGTGGTGCCTGTTGTGGCATTGGTGATTGCATCATGCGAGATTCTGACATCTCTGCAGGTGACACTTGACCACCTGTACGATCAGACATTGCTTTATCTGCAAGTGCGTTGCCAACCGGAGGAAAAGGTGACACAGCCGGGCTCATCTGTGGCGACTGCTCCATCATTTCTTTCTTGCGCTTTTCTTCTTCGCTCATACCTAGAGCGCCACCGATAAAGTCTAGAATGTTTGTCGCTCGATTGCCAAGTGGGCTTTGAATTGCCATCTTTCTCTCCTATATAGACCCCTTTCGGGGTCCGGACCTACCTACGATGATGCGGGCGAGCTGTTAGTAAGTAGGCCCGAACTCTTTTTACTTACCGCGTGCCGTAGCTGCCATGGTCAAGTAATCAAATAGACCAGGCTGTTTAGATTCGGTAGTAGTTGACGGTTGTGGTGATGCGCCAAGTGCTTGTGTTAAGTAACCAAGCGCAGTAGCAGGAGCACCAGTGTAACCTGCATATTGACCTTTCGCAGCATCGATAAGTGCCTGCTGAATAGCCTGTTGCTGTAGGCCGACGTTCTGTAGGTTTGCAGTTGCCTGCTGACCCATGTCGAATGCCTGACCTGCAAGATTACCCATCTGACTAGCTGCACCAAGACGCTGTTGAGCACCCTGAAGACCTGCTGCCTGATTAAGCTGTTGTGCTGTCATTGCATTCTGAGCACCGAACTGACCTGCCTGATTCATAGCAGCTTGGTTCTGTAGCATTGCCTGGTTAGCTGCGCCTGCACCGAACTGACCTGCTTGGTTCATCGCTGCCATGTTAGCCTGAGATGCACCGAAACGGTTGCCGATGTCAGATAGAGCCATCTGCTGTGCATTCTGGAATCCGCCTTGACGTAGACCTGCAATCTGTTGGTTCAGGTTGTTCTGGATGCCTGATGCCATAACACCTTCAGCAACACCGTGACGTGAACCGCCAAATGCACCCGCTGCTGTAGCCTGTGCGCCTAGCTCGTTAGATGCCATCTGCTGACCGGTCATAGCATCTTTCTGTAGACCGCTGATAACTGACTCATCATATGGGTTCATGTAAGAGCTTAGATCAGTCGTAGCCAATTGACCTGCTTGCATAGTAGCAGGACGGTAGCCTGCAGAACCTGCCATTGCAGGACGGTAGCCAGTAGCCTGTACTTGCTGCGGGTTGTAATACTGACCCTGTGCAGTGTTAGCCATTGCTGACTGTAGACCCTGAGCTGCTGCCGTATTTACATTAAATGGTTGTGCTGTTTGTGCGGTAGCTCCGCCTGCTGCGCCTGCCATATCCTACTCCTTAATCCTGAGTAAAGTCCCAAGTGCCGGTAGAAGATAGGCCACTTGTATCATTGTATGTCTTGTTGGTAGAGAATGTATTACCGCCAGAGCCAGTCCATGTTAGGCCACTATCGCCTGATGCGTTAGTTGGTGACAAAGACCATGAACCACCAGAACCATCACTGGCATCTGGGCCGTATGTAGGAACAGTCTTCTGAGTTAGCCAGTCATTGATACCTGCTGCGCCCTTAACGATAAAGCCACCAGGCATTAATACGGGATAATCTTCAGCAAACTGGTTCATCTGCAGTGCATTCATTATCTTCTGTGTGTTAGTGGTTGATGCATTAGACAAGTCTAGTGACCCATCAGATGAGCCGTAATCAACCATAGAATTAACTGTGCTGCCTGCGCCTGGAGCTGCTACTGAACCACCCGGTGTAAATAATACATTCTGCTCACCAGAGTATGGATCAATAAACATTGAGTTTAGAGCTTCTGCCTGACCGGGGCGACGTGCTGCTAGTTCAGCAAGCGCCTGATCGTACAAGCCACCGCTTGAGTAACCAGATACACCACCTGCATAAGTAGTCGGTGTTGGCATGCCTGCGTTTGCATTACCATTCTGTGGCACAAGACCAAAGGCAGCAGCAGCGTCATATGTAGCTTGGTTGCCAAGTAGTTGATTCTGGGTTTGAGCAGCTACGTCTGGACCGTAGTATGGTGTGTAGCCGATCTGGCCTGCATAGTCAGCTTTAGACAGGTTTGTCTTGGCTGCGTCTTCTAGCCATGATGGAATCTGAACTGAGCTAGTATTGCTTCCGCCTTTACCGCCAGACATATTATATCTCCTTACCTAAAGTCACGAACATCTGCTCGTAACCGTAATCAGCAAGAACTCGTTTCCACCCTTGGCGACCTGCGATGGTCATTGAAGAGCAGCCTTGAGCCTTACCCCATATTTCCGCAGACTCTTGCATATCAAGAATCTGGTCCATGTCTCCGCCCGCCAAAAACACATGTAAAACTTTCTTGCTAGGATACACTATTATCTCGGTAACTGCACATGCCTTATCACCGGCCCATAACTGCATTTTACCTTCCACAACAGCTTGGCAAACATCGTCAAAATCGTGTGTGCCACCTGAGTATGCCAGAGCAGCTTCTATCCACTCTCTGCATCGTTCTAGCTCGCCCATATAAACCTCTACTGATGTATTCGTGCTACTGACAGTGTAACTGATGGCGAAGCAGGACAGAATGACTCTGCTGCGTGAGCCTCTAGCGTCAAGCCAGTGTCATCAACCGCCCACTTGGCTTCAAGGTAATCACCTGCCGATACACTGAATAATGCTGAACGACTCATAACAATCGTAGCGCCATTATCACTTATGCTGACTTTGATCGTTGAACCCGCAGTATCTACACCGTTAATCGCAGGCCAAAACCATGCGTTCTTTAGGTTTGAACTGCCAGACTCTATCTGGACAGAGAAGGCGAGCATATAAAGACCACCGTCATTAAAGTGTATCTCTGTGTCGTTCTCTAATGTAATACCGTCAGCATTAGCAAGACCATCCCACTCTATCTCATAGGCAGTATTGGTCGCAGCAGCTGTCATGGTTGTGTTGCTGTAAGCCATGCCGGAGCCGTCCTGAATAACTAGAGGACGGTATACACCATCAATCGATACAACAGGTTCTTTGTGCTCATTGTCCCACAATAGGATGCCGTCATCTGGTGCCTTTGTTTCACCACGTCGCCATACTAGCGCACTACGAACAGTATCAAGGTATTGTGTGAGACGGTTGCCCCACACTGTCCAGTTTTGACCAAATGGCTTTGGAGCACTCATCGACGACCACCGGGACGTACTTCGATACGGTTGGTGCCAACACGCCAATCAGCCAGTGTAGCTGTCTCTATGCGCATTCTTACCTGTCGTCCAGAGAATCGTACTGATGTAGGATTGCTCATAGAGTAGGCACCATATTCACGCTCTGTGTCGTTAGGATGGAACCGGGTCTTGAACTTAACCTGTACATCACCTTGTGTCTTCTCATCTGGGATAAGGTCAGTCACATGCATGACAGTGTCACCATTACCCAAGCTGATCGGACCAGTCTCTGCCCATGGAGCTTCTAGGTTGCCGTAATCGAAACCAAACTCATGCACAAATGGACGGCAGGTCTCTGAACAGAAAAAGATAGGATGCTTGAATGCGCCTAGATCAACACCACATGTGCGACCCATGTACCCGGTGAACCAGATGTTTTCACGGTAGTTGTAAGCAACATACGAATCACATTCAATCGAATCACCCGATGGGTAAAACCACCAAACCTCGTTGTACTGCTTGTTTGATACTGCACAGATCTTGGAACGCTGTGATCGGTTGATTCCGTCAAAAACATAATCATCTACTTCAGATGGTAGCTCTTGGACCTGACCACCGTTGTACATGTAGAAGTTTTTATCACCCATCCAGAAACATCCTGCCTGGACAGATACGGATGCCTGCGGAGCAATGACACCACATGCTGTGCCGATACGCTCAAATCCATATACGAACTGACCGCCAATGTAGGTAGCAGAGTGTGCATCTTGATCCGTCAGAATGACTGTCTGGCCTTGAATACGTTCAGCGCACTCAATGTACCCAGATGTCTGTAACTCGATGTCACCGGCCTCGTTCGTGGCTAGTGGTGTCCATGTCGTATTGTCTTCACGGTCTGACCATTGAACCTTGCGAGGATTACCACCTGCGCCAAGCGCGAACACAAAACGCTCTTCAGTAACAAACACGCCACGGTTGTCTACCGGTGCATTTGATAGTTGGGCTGCCACTGTTGGTGTCGTGCGATCAAGCTGCCATTCGTAGATCTTACCGTCGGCAGTAGAGCATGCGAGAAGGTATTCACCCCAGGTGTCTAGGGTCCATGTAGTAGCAGGAATAGTGGATTGTGACTCGTTACGCTCAGTGCCATAGTAGCTAGAGCCGTAGTAAGAGCCACCGAAGCCAGAATTAAGAGAGCCATCTGGATTACCGGCAGTAAGACCGGTAGGCGTGATGTCCTTTAGCGTACCGTCGTCCATGTAGGTAACAAGCTGAGTCGCATTACCTGATGCTAAGTATCGATCGCCTGCATTAGACTTCCATGAAATAGCGCCACGCATTGGATGATCGCCTTCATCGGTAGTCTTAGCAGTCCACCCACCAACCGGACGAATAGTGTTATCAATCCAACGTACTAGGTGAGAGTCGCGCCAACGATTAGCAGACTGAAATTCAGTGCCATTCCTGTAAATGCCCGCAGGTAATTGTAATGGTATTAGCGCCATCAGATGCTCCAAAGAAAAACTGCCTACTAGTGAGGCAGTATATCATCAATTAAGGCTTAGTAGGCCAGTTGATGCTCTCTGGGAATCCTGCCTGAGATGTAATGTCACGCAATGCTTGACGGTATACTGCCATTTCATCAGACATAACTACGTCAGAGTTTGCAGTCCAGTCAGTCTCTGCCAATAGTGCATCACGCTGTGATCTGGCTGATTCAGCCTTACCTTCTGTAGAGTTTTCGTATGCAATGCGATCAGCTTCAGCTTTTTCTTCTTCAGCAATCTCTGCATCAATAACAGCTTTACGCTCATTTGCAATAGACTGAGCCCATGATGGCAAAGCAGTGATAGCTTCATTTGGTACATCATTGCTGACATACTCAATTTCACCACTTGTGCCATCCCACTGTACAGCATGTACTTCAGCAGGCACTGAGCTTAAATCTAGTTCGTCATGACCACGACCATCGACGTGTACAAGACCCATATCTCGGATAATAGTAAGTTTCATTTTATGCTCCGCTTAAATAATACCAACCAGTGGCAATATACTTGTTACAAGTGTAAACAGGATTGCCTCGATGCGTATGAGTCCATGCCGCAGGAAATAGAACCACCGTTCCTTTCTTTGGCTGAACCTGTAAACCCTGTTCAATAAATTCTGTTGTACCTTCACCTTCCGGTGTGTCGTTAAGGTAGATCATCCATACAAGACATCTGGCAGCATTCTGGCCATCTGCGCCCTGCTCTGAGTGCCACAAGTGAAAACCGCCTTTAGGTGGAGTTCTCTGTACCTTGCATGTAATTGAGTAGAAGTCATTCATGCCCAATGCAGGATGCTCATCCTGATAAAGTGCTAGTGCCTCATTGAGTACACCGTTAGTCTCGCCTGCTAAATCCTGTGCATCACGATCAAAGTAACGACTGGCATCCTTTCGGTTTCTCAGACCACCGTTTGTATTCTGGCCACAGTCATTGATGTCTGAGCTATTGTCTAACAATTCATCAAGTCTTGAGACCATACGATCACAGTAATCATCAGATGCTAGATTGTCGTACACGCCAATAAAGTGACTCACGATATATCCTTAAATTGGATCAAGTTATCCTTAGCTTCTGCCGTAGCGCGAAGCAAAGCCTGTGACGACTCGTTAGCCTTGACCATCTCATTACGGAATGACTCAACCGCAGATGACGTGTGGCGAGTATGAAGTGCATTCTCTACTAACAACATAGGCGTCCATGCCATAGCGCAAGCGTAATCATCAATCTCTTTACCAGAGTTAGGATCAGTGCCTCGCATCTGAACAAACCATGCGCAGTCAAACATCTTGCATGGCTCAAAATTATTCAGTGGACAATTATTCTTTACTTCCAACTTCATACCCGCCCCTTGGTTATCTGTTAATCTTTTGTGGCAATAATGATGTCAACGTACTGCACATTAATTGCCGCTGTTGCACTAGATAGTGAACCTGCCAAGTTACCTACAGATGGTGCACCGTTTAGTGTACCCGATAAGTTATGGCTGTGTCCGTGAGCACCGTTATTACCTGTATTTCCAGTTGTTTTATTAGCACTGCCGCTTTGAGCATTATTACCAACAGGATAAGTTGTGCCAAAATTACTTGCTGGATTATAAATTGTAAAATTATGACTATGGCTCGGTATTGTATTAGTAGATAGTGTGGTGTTTGAAATGTTACCAGACATACTCACTGCCAAGTTACCTACCGCAGGCGCACCAGAAATACCAACCGTACCACTTACACTGGGCGTACCCAATGCAGTAGACATTGCAGTCGTACCACCTGAGCTTGCTGTACCACTTACAACACGCAGAGCCTTGTCATTATGTGTAGTCAATTTAGTCCAACCTGTAGGCGCAGATGTCTGTTGGAACAGCATTGCAGTGCCAGATGGAACACCAGCATTAGCAACAGCGTCAGCATTAGCCTTCATCTGCGTATCAATAGTATCAAGGTTTGAGTTGAGCTTAGTACCCCAGGTGTCCTCAGAGGCACCAACCTCTGGCTTTGTTAAGCCATAGTTAGTAGTAGTAGAATCAGCCATTGGTCACTCCTCAAGCCACATTAGTCCAAGTTGTAGATGCCTGTGATTCGGCAGCCCATGAATTATTAGCGGTGCCGATTGGCTCCCACTTCTCTCGCCCATTAACAGATGCAAATATACTAACACCCTGAACAGCATTAGCACTAGCCTCTCTGACTCGATAACTAAAACCATCCATATCAGATAAAGCGCCTACAGAAGACACTTCCGATGATGTATTGGCTGTTATAAATGCATCTGCGCTAAATGCAGACTGAGCATTAACAGTCGACGATCCGATCGGCACACGCAATGCACTAGCAGTAACCGATGATGTAGCGGATACGCTAGATTCAGCATTGGTCACAAACTGGATAGATGCAGATGATGTAGTCGATGATGTAGATACCGCACTAGATAGGTATATAACCTCACCCGACGACTGTGTACTAGATGCACAAGACGTAGATGCAGATGCATCAACAACATATTCACCTGACGGAGAGTTTGTAGTCGAAGATGTCGTAGATGATGCAGACCCTAGTTTTATTACCTCTGCTGAAGTAACCACTGTCGAAACAAGTGTCCCAGACCCTACAGCGTCTGTAACCTCACCATCTACGCCAAAGGCACGGACACCAAAGTTACCCTTACCAAATCCAGTGCGATATGCAGCCATCTATTAGTCCAGGGTGATGTCTAGATCGCCAGTTGGGATGCGGAAAACATCGCCAGTAGAGATTGTTTTAGATGCAGTTAGTGCTGCGTATGCAAGCATGTTACCGGAAGTAGATGCATCCCAGATACCAACGTGGGTAACGGTACCGTAATCAGCAGTTGCAGTTGCATATTCAATTGCTGCAGTAGTAGTCGCTGTGTTGCCAGACACAGAGAGCGAACCTGCTTGGCGTGCATAACCGCCACCAGACACCTCTGCGCCAGACGCATCTTCATCCGGGTTAGCAGTGTGTAGTGACACATATACAGCTGATGGTGAAGTGTAAGCATTGCCTGCGAACACATGATCTAGAAGTTCAGTTTCTAGGTAGTTTGAAAAAGACATTAGCCCATTCCTCGAGTTTTAAGTTTGAGCCCAGAACCAGAATACTGAGCTTTTTCACCTGAATCAATCAGATTAGATACAGCAGCAGAATACATCTGCGCCCAAACAGCCACCCTAGCATCGTCTGCTAAGTATGGTGCAGAATGCAGTAGAGTGCCATACAAATAAACATCTGGGGCCTCAGAGAGTAGCCAGTTGCTTGCTTGAGAGTCACCTAATGCATCCAATTTCTTGTAGTATACCAGTTCTATATCGGTATCTTCTACCGGTGTCGGGTATAGCTCGAATTCACCACGAACATGCGCATAATGAGTAGGCACGCCTGACTCATCTTCACGACTTGCTCGCATATCCGCAATAGCAGCAATAGATGCTAGGTTGATCGGTGATGTACCGTTACCAACCACATGCATGCGAATAGTCTCAACCCAGTCTGCAGGTATCTGCATGTACTGATCGCCACCTGACTGCTGACCACTGCTTCGTTCTTCCATACGCCAATGAC